TTCGCAATAACGCCATAATATAGAACAACATTCAACATTTATCATTGAATTTGTTGTTGTGGGGATTCTTAGAAACGTGTTTTACCCTCAGTATCGTTGTTAAGAACTTGTTAAATCGACGTTCACAGGAAAGCAGTTGCAATCGTCGGTGATTAGGCTAGTATGGTTGCACCTCTAACGCAGACCTAATCATGACCCACACCGCACAGACCTACGACCGCGCCACGCTGGAGCGCGAAGCCCATGCCGCCGCCGAGTTGTTCCGCATCAAGTTCGGCGCGCCGATGCTAAAGGTCGTCCCCCCGCCGCCCGAGCTACTCCGGGACATCGAGGTGCGCATGCTCGGCCACCGGTCGCCGGGCTGGTACACCACTGCCGGGATCTTCTCCGCACTGCGCGGCCGCACCCCGACGCACGGCGAGGCAGTCAAGGCGGGACAGATGCTCGGCGCGATGGGCTGGGAGCGGAAGAAGCACGGTCCGACCACCCTCTGGGCGGTGGACAAGAGCCTCGCAGCGCGCGCAGACTGACCGTCCGCATCGCCCACTACCCACACGCAGACAAGCCCATGCACCCCATCCGATTCGCTCTGATCACATCCAGCTCCTGCGAGCTGGCCAAGTCCTTCACGCTCGTAGACGGCAAACCCGTCAGCTCGGCCATTGCGCACATGACCAGCGGCCACGCCAAGCTGGTCAGCATCAGCAACCTGCCCGAGCTGCGCGACGTGCTGGACATGCTCGACCCGCACCAGGCGATCACTGCCGGCGTGCCGGTCGCCGGCGACTCGCCGCTGACCACGCGCAAGGGCGCCGAGTTCAACCCGGACGCCGTAGCGCGTACCAACGAGAACTTCCGCTACCTCGACACGCCGTCACTGTTTGTGATCGATGTGGACACCGACACCGGCGTCTACCGCTCGGTCGGCGAGGTGCTGGATGCTCTGGAAGCCGCCTCGCCGTGGCTGCGCCAGGCGCTGCGCGTTGCGCGCCCTTCCGCCTCGTCCTACGTCGGCGAGCGCGGCCTGCGCGGTGTGCACGTGTACGTAGCCGTCACCCGCGGCACCGACATTCCGGCCCTGGCCAAGCGCCTGCAGATCGACCAGTGGGCCAAGGGCGCCGGCCGGGTGGTGATCTCCAAGTCCGGCGCGCTGTTGATCCGGCAGCTCTCCGACGCTTCGATGTACCAGCCCTCGCGTTTGATGTTCGAAGCCCCGCCGGTGCTGGCCGAGGGCGTCACGCGCAACGTGCCGACCGAGGACGCCTGGCTGGAACGCCCCGCCGAGCACACCGGCCGCCCGCCCAAGTACCGTACCAACGAGGGCTGGCTGGACGTCCAGCAGATGGACTCGGTCAAGGACATCGAGCTGAAACGCTTCGAGGCCGCACTGCGCACCGCGCGCAACGCCAAGCGGCTGGAGGCCAAGCGCGTGGCGCTGGACTATCAGCGCAACAACGCGCTGGCCGCTGGCCGCGATGACGGCGGCGTGATGGGCGTGCGCGCGCTGCGCATGCTCGGCGACAAGATCATGCCGCTGTCCTGGCCGGTGGTGTTCGAGTTCGACGGCCAGCAGCAACGCGGCACCGTGCAGGACGCGCTCGGCGCGCTGGACGTGGTGATGGGCAAGCGCTGCGCCGACCCGCTGGACGCGACCCGTACCGACCTGTCGGCGAGCGACATGCGCGGCGCTGAGGTGTGCACGATGCGCGGCAAGCCGGGTATCTGGTCGCACAAGCTGTGCGAGTTCTTCGCCTTCGGCGAGTCGGACACCGTGGAGCTGTCGCACCCACTGGAGCTGGCCGCCGAACGGCTGTGCGGCACGATCGAGGAGTGGCCCGACCGCGCCGACAAGAAGCGCTCCTCGGTCGTCAACCTGGTCTTCGCCGTCAAGCTGCTGGCGCGCGAGGCGCAGATCCCACTGCAGTTCGACGTGTGCAGCGAGACGCACGTGGAGACCGACGTACCCTCGGCCGGCATGTGGCTGGACGCTGTGACGCGCCTGGGCGCCTCCAACGTCTCGCCTGGGGCGTTGGATACGGCCATCGACACAGTGGCCCGGGCCAACCCGGTCGACCCGTGGAAGGACACGATCCTCTCGCTGCCGGTCTGGGACAAGGTGCCGCGGCTGGACACGGTGTTCACCGACCTCTACGCAGCCCCCGGCAGCGAAGCGCAGACCGGCGCTGCGCAGCTGTTCTTCGCCGGCATCGTCATGCGCCAACTGCGCCCCGGCGCGCCGTGCCCGGTGGTACCGGTGCTGATCGGCGACCAGCGCCTGGGCAAAGGCCTGTTCGGCGTGACGCTGTGCGAGGCGATGGGCTGGCCGCTGCCGGCCGAAATCGCCTTCACCCCGGACGAGCGCAAGATGTCCATGGCTGCAGCGCGCGGCCCGGTGTGCGAGCTGGCCGAGATGTCCGGTCTGCGCAAGCGCGACGCTGAGGAAATCAAGCGCTGGACGACCGACACGCAGGACGTGTATCGCGCCCCATACGGCAAGCGCGAGGAGAGCCACCCGCGCCGCTTTGCGCTGTTCGGCACGGCCAACAAGCACGAACTGAACAACGACGAGACCGGCAACAGCCGCTTCATGCCGATCCTGTGCGAGTCGCCTCTCCCGCTGGGCTGGACGGTCGAGCTGCCGCAGATCCTGGCCGAGGCCAAGGCGCGCTTCTGCGGCACGATGACCGACTACACGCGCCTGGTGCGCACCGTGCCGGAGCTGGTCAAGGCGCACAACGCCGGCGACATGCGCGAGGGCCGCGGCACGGTCAAATCGGACCTTGACGATCTGCTGCCGCCGATCCTGATCAAGGGCCTGGGCGAAGGCAAGTCGGTCAGCTCGGCCGAGATCCGCAAGGCGCTGGACGCCACGCCGAGCGGGCGGCGCTACGATGCGCGCGCTGTGTCGGCTTGGCTCAAGACCCGCAACTGGTCTCAGGGCGTGGACGGCCGCGGCATGCGGACCTACCGACCGCCGACCGACTGGGCGCCGCAGGATGACGGCGTGGTCGTGGAGCTGAACCCATTCACCAAGCAAGCGAAATAAACTGTTGACAACGTAGTTACGGTGTAGGAGGATAGACCTACACCCACTCAACGAGACGCAAACATGAACTACACCCTTCGATTCCTTAGCTATCCGCGAAACCAGGGCCGCCAGATTGAGTTTGCGCTGACCATCGAAGCGCTGACCGAGCGCGATGCGCGCACCGTTGGAGACCGGATGTGCGACGTGATGGGATGGGCTTTGATCGACGTCGAACTGGTGCAGCCGTGACCCTCTACTGGCTGATCATCGTCGCGCTGCTAGCTGCTGTCGTGCTGAGTGTGCACGGCGGCGTAGCGGCCACCGCAGCCGGCTCGACCTTCTGGCTGCGCTTCCACACCCGACTGGCCCTGGGCGTATCCGTCGCCTGCGTGCTGTTCGCTATCGTCGCGGCACCCGTCGCGGCGACCCTTTGACCCACAAGGAACCCACAGAAATGGATACCGAGAAGCGCTTCAAGTTGTATTTCACGTCCGAAGAGGATGCGACCGATGCTGACGCGATCGAGTACGGCTACGAGCAGGCAGTGAAGGAATGGTGCCGCCTCGGCACTAAGGCCCACAAGGTCCTTGCCGAGAAGTTCGCCACCATGAAACTCGGCCAGCGTCATCAGGACCATCTGGGAGACACCTGGGAGCGCATCGCATGACCGCCCTGACGCGCACCTACACCGGCGACGAGCCGCAGATGACCGTCGCGCAGGCCGTCCAGCACCTGCAGGGCTGCCCGGCGCTGCAGCTGGCCGAACTGTCCCAGCTGGGCCGCGATTGCTCGCGCGTCGCTCGCATCTGGGGCGCACCGACTGGTAGCGTGCCGGTCGTCGGCAAGCGCTGGCCGTCCGAGAAGTCCTACACCTTCGACGTGCTGAAAGAGGTGTTCTCCCGCAACCCGTCCACCGCGGCGTACATGCCGAAGGAGCAGCAGTCGTGAACGAAGACTTTACCCGACAGAAGTTCGAAGATTACATCGGCTCCGGTTTGGAACGGACCATAACGGGCGAGTATCGCCTTCGACGCGTCGAAAACGACTGGCAGTTGTGGCTCGAAGCTACCGAAGCTGCGAACAGTGAAAGCAGCGCAGATTTAGCAGAGGCTCGCGGCCAGCTGGAAGCTGCCGACCTCCAGAACAATCGGTTCCGAGATGCCATCTTTGCCATGATGTCGCGTCTGGCTTTCCTGTTGGACGAAGACCATTTTGCCGAGTTGGATAGTCTGGCAGCTCGCGCCGGAGTGTCTTTCTCAGAGGCTCCTGCGCTGACGTTCGATGACGTGCAGGTCGCCATGGCCGTGGCGCAATGTGCAGCTACCAACTACACGTCTGCGATGGGTGAGGCGGCCGAGGATTACCACAAGAGCTTCAAGTTCGCACACCCGCTGCCCGCCCAATGGCGCTGGCATGAGGTCTGGTCGCGCATGCAGCAGGCGCAGCAGGTGAAACCATGAAAACCCTCCGCAACGTAGTCCTGGTGATGCTGGCCGTGGTCGCCGTGCTGGCCCTGAGCACGCAGCTGGTGCGCGCCCAGTCGGTCGAGATCCGCCGGGTGTTGACCGACTACGGCTGGCACGGCGTCGGCGGCAGCGTGCAGGTCCACCAGCCGACGATGGAGTTCAGCGCGCCGTGGGTCGGCATCTGGGAGCGCAGCCCGCGCGGTAACCGATACGGCGACTGGATGTACGTGAAGGTGCTGATCAACTGCGAGCAGTGGCAGCAGGTAGCCTTCGCCACGCTGGACGACAGCTACAACATGGTGCTGATCGCCGATGCGACCGGCACCGACCCTGTAGCCACCTGGCCAGAGCCTGGCAGCGAGCCGCATCGCACCATGACGGCGGTGTGCGCGCTGTACGGCTACCAGCGGCAGGCGGTGCGCCAGCCCGCGGCCGGATACGTCGAGCGTGTTGACAAGCCGTAATAACCTAGTTACTGTAATTCCACACCCACCAACGAGACGCAGACGATGAATGACGATGCAGTTGTCAACGCACTGGCCGAAGCTATGCAGGACCCGAAACGTTTCCGTGACTTGCTGAGCGCCGCAGCGCGAAAGACTTCCGGAGACGTTATTGGCTTCTCTGTGACGCGAGAGACCTCGCCTGTCACGGTATCCTCGGCCGGCTTCCTAGGCCATCCGGCCGAGGAACACACGGTCGCGTGGGTGCACGACACGACCGTGAAGTTCGTCACGCGAGTCCCGGCCCGATGAACACCTGGCGCCCGCTCACCGAGTCCGACACCCACGCACCGGAGTTCACACCGCTGCCGGGCTTGGCCTTCACCCTAAGCGACGCCGACAAGGCCAACGCGGCCGCGGCGCGCTACTACCTCACCCAGCATGTGCGCCGGCTCAACGAGCTGGACGGCGCGAAGGAGCAGAAGCGATGATCTCGGAACGCTACCGAGCCCTGATCGAGGAGCAGAGCGAGCTCACTCTGGGCCTGATGGCGCTTTGCGACTGCAATCGCCTATTTCCGACTGGACGCCCTAAGACCTGGGCTTACGATGAGAGCTTGCCGTGGCCGCGCCTGCGGGCGCGTATCCGGGAACTGGACGATCTGCGAAAGGCGGAGCTCGCCAAGTGAAACGCGCGATCCTCGCCACTCTGGCCAACGGCCCGGCGACGCTGGGCGACCTGCAGCGCGCGCTGGGCGTGCCGTCCAGCCCGGCGCACCGTCGCGGCGTGCTGCTCAACCGGCTCAAGGCGCTAGCTGCTGCCGGCCAGGTGCGCGGTCCCACGCTACACGACCCGAAGTGGGAGCTGCCAGGGCTGCGTACACGCGCCTCATACGGCGACCGCCGGACGCTTGACAAGCCGTAACAGCCTAGTTACGCTTACCTCACACCAACCACGGAGCACCCACAATGCTTGCCCTCGGAATCGTCATCCTCCTCGTCCCGACCGTCTGGACTGCGTACATCCTGACCGTCGCCGCACTGGCTAGCCGCGAGCGTCGCACTGGCGGTGCGCTGTGATCGGCGCGCCGACCAAGCCGCAGGCGATCCGCCTGCTACCGATGCGAGCCGCTACGACGCGCCTGGCCGTGCGCCTGGGCCAAGCCGCGCTGGCCGCCGGCCTGTCGTACCTGCTGGCAATCACCGTGCTGGAAGTTCTGGCCATAGCCGCGAGGATGCAGTGATGAAACCAGATTGGAAAGATGCGCCCGAATGGGCGAACTACTTGGCGCTGACGTATAGCGGCCGCCAGTGGACCTGGTTTGAGTTTGCGCCAGTCTACTCGCCGTCTTGCGGCGGCTGGATCGCGCGCGGTGGCCGAACCGCAGTGGCCGCTGAGTCGAACGTCTGGAATTCCTGCGAGCGCCGGCCATGACCTTCGCCAAATGGCCCGATCGCCTGGCTGCGCCAGTCGATCCGATGGACACCGTGGCTCGCTGCTGGTGGCAGTCCACGTACCGGCTGCGGCACGCGCCGCAGCTAACCGACCTTCGCGCCTTGGCGCGGCAAATCAGGAGTAGTTACGCATGAGTTACAGCGAGCCGCCGATGGACACCTGCAGCGCCTCGGTAGTGACGGCAGCAGCGCAATTCATCCAAGCCCTGATGGAGTACCGAGCATGATCCCGATCCCGCCCAAGCTGCTACTGTACGGCGCTGTGGCGCTCGCGCTGGCCCTCGCCGTAGGCACGATCTACGGCTGCGGCCGCAAGGCACAGAGCGACGCTACGGCGCTAAAGGTCGCCCGGCAGACCATCAAGGTCGAGCGTCAGGCGCTGAAAATCACCAACCAGATCGACATGCGCGTCAATGCCGAGGGCATGCAGACCGCGACCAAGGCCCAGGAGGCGACCCGTGAAATCGAACGAATCCGCGAAGGACGCTCTGCAGCAGGGTTTGAGACGCGTGAAAATATTGTTGGTGCTGCAGATGTTCCTGTACGCATCGATACCCTTGATCGCGATGCTGCTCGCGTCATGCAGCTCGCTCGGGAAGCCCGAGCTGCAGCGGTCGAATCAAGCGCCAAGCTGCAACCAGCGCGCGCCGGCGCTCGATAGCGGAGATCCGCCCGAATCGACCGACTGGATGGCCTGGGCGCAGGCCTACGTGCAGGCACAGTGGGCGATCGTGGACCGTGACAACAAGCGGGCAGCCACTGCGGACTGCCTGGACGAACTAGCGAGGATAAAGCCGTGAATACTTACACCGAGGAAGAAGTGGTCGAGGCCCTTCGACAAGAGTTCCTGTCGCTCCCGCGTTTCTCCTTTCACATCGGGCGCGCCGGCGGAGTGACGCGCGTTTCTGACCGCTACGGCCGCTGGGTGGAACACGCGGAAGTGCATCGCGTGCTGGACAGCTCGGTATCCGTAGACTGGGTTGTAGCCAAGCTGCGCGCTGCTCGAGCAATGAAAGCCGCGAGTAAACCGTAACCAAACGCCCGAGGCTTGAACCCTCGGGCGTTTCTGCGTAATATGCGTGTTACGTTCCAACCCACAAGGCAGACACCCACACATGGCCCGCAAAACGCCACGCTGGTACCAGCGCGAGACGGTTGACGCTGGTAAATCAGCGATTCAAGCTGCGCGCAACACCCATCCAATCTTGGCCGTTGTCACCGGCGGCGGTAAGTCGCTGATCAACGCGATGCTGATCGAAGAGCTGACAGCCTTACACCCCAGCGCGCGCTTCCTGTGCTTGGCGCCTAGCCAAGAGCTGGTCGTGCAGAACCGCGACGAGGCGATGGCTTACCTGTCCGCAGCCCTGGCCTCGCAGATCGGCACCTACTGCGCATCGCTGAACCGCAAGGACCGCCAGCGCAAGATCACCTTTGCTACGCCGCAGTCGGCGTGGCGCCAGATCCGGCGCTTCGGCCCTATCGACTACTGCATCGTGGACGAGGCACATGGCTTTGACCTGTCGCTCAAGTCCATGCGCAAGCTGGTCGAAGGCCTGCAGGAGATCAACCCGGCGGTGCGATTCATCGCGCTTACCGCAACGCCGTTCCGTCAGAAGGGTGTGAAGACCGTGCCGCTGTCGCAGTGCGGGCTGTTCACGGCCAAGGTCTACGACCTGACGACCGGGCGCAACTTCAACCGGCTGATCCGCGAGGGCTACATCTGCCCGATCACCGCACCGACCGTGCGCTTCCCGCAGATCGACCTGGACGGTGTGAAGACCAGCGGTGAGGACTTCGATGAAGCCCAGCTGGCCGCAGCGGCCATGAAGATCACCGAGGAGGTTGTGCAGGTCGGTCTGGACAACCTGGATGATCGCCAGCACGTGATGTGGTTCGGCGTGAACGTCGCCCACGCCAAGATGCTGCGCGACGCGCTGGAGCGCCGCGGCGAGTCGGTGACCCTGATCTACGGCGACCTGGACAAGGGCGAGCGCGTGGAGGGCATCCGCGAGTTCCGCCAGAAGGAGACCCGGCACATCGTCTCAGTCGGCACGCTGACCACCGGCTTTGACGCGCCGCACGTCGATGCCATCGTGCTGGTGCGCGCCACGCGCTCGCAGATCCTGTTCCGCCAGATCGTCGGTCGCGGCTTCCGGCCGTACCCCGGCAAGGAGAACTGCCTGGTACTGGACGCCGGCGGCAACTTCGCGCGCCTGGGTGCGATCAACGCGGATCTGGAGCAGGGCGACAGCCGCGCGGGCCTGTGGGAATGCAGCGCCCAGCAGATGGAAGGTCCGAGCGGCCCGCAGCGCGAGCGCAGCGGCATCCGCTTCCCAGCGCCAAGCCCGGAGATCGCCGAGCGCGACCTGCGCATCGTGCTGGAGCTGGCCGGCTTTGCGCCCGACGAGCCGGGCTGCGGCTACCTCAATGACCCTGAGCACATGACCTGCCGCAACTGCGGCCGGCCGCGCCAGGGCTTCATCACGCAGTCGCGCAAGCCGGACCCGAAAGACCCGACCAGTGGCATCGGCGACAGCTACGACATGCACGACGAGGACAGCATCATCCTGCGCGACGAGCTGTGCGTGGAGACGCGCACGCTGCCGGTGCACCACACCGAGTGCCGGCCCGAGGGCGACAGCGTTTTGAATTTCAGCTTCGAGACGGAGTTTGGTCCGTATGGCCTGCGGCTGGACTTCAACCGCAAGACCACCGACAACCGCTTCTTCGCCCAGGCGCGCAAGTTCTTCGAGGTCAGCACCGGCCGCAAGCTGCCCGGCGAGGCGTACCGCGTGCTGCTGCAGCGCGATGCGATCCCGCATCCGACCGAGCTGACCCTGACCAAGTTCGAGGATGGCATGACCTTCCTGACCGAACTCCGCTTCATCCGTGATGGCCAAATGGAGACGTTCCGCTATGACCCGAAATACGTCTGATAAACCGCACATCCGCGCCGACGGCGTGTTTACGGGTAGCGAGTACAAGGGTTGCCGTATATGGCTCTGTGACGGTCAGGACATCCATTCCGCAGGCGCTACACCGCATGAGGCTTGGTGGTATTGGAACGATGCAAAGACAAATGAAACCGGGGAGCAGTGGTATCCGCACACACTGCCCGCTGTCGAGGTGTTGCTCACTGCCACACCATAACGTAACATCCTAGTCACGACTCACCGGAAACCCACACGATGACCAACACCGACGGCCTGTTCCTCGACTTCGAGACGGCCAGCACCTGCGATCTCAAGCTGCACGGCCTGGCCCGCTACTTCGTACACCCCACCACGCGCGCCTACTGCTTCACCTTCGCACTGCCGGGAATGCGGCAGGCCGATCTGTGGGAGGCCGGCACGCGCGTTCCCCGCCAGATCATCGACTGGGTGGAAGCTGGGAAACCGTTCCGCGCACACAACGCCGGCTTCGACTGGGGCGTGTGGAACCGCATCCTGCGACGCGACATCCCATCGCTGCCAGAATTGAAAGCCGCTCAGGTCCAGTGCTCGGCGGCTCGCGCCCGCTACAACGGGCTGCCCGGCTCGCTGGCCCGCGCCTGCGACGCGCTCGGCCTACCGATCCGCAAGGACACCGACGGCGGCAAGGTGATGCTGGAGGTGGCTACGCATCCGGAGTGGACGCCGCAGACGCACCCGGACCACTTCCGACGGATCTACGATTACGCCCTGACCGACACCAACGCCATGGTGGCGCTGTGGGAGGCTACGCAGCCCATGCCGGAGCAGGAGCAGCGGTACTGGCAGCTGGACCTGGAGATCAACACGCGCGGCTTCGGCTGCGACGTGGAGGCCGCACGCGGCATGGACGAGATGCAGCAGCTGGCCAACCAGCTGATCGACTTCGAGCTGGAAGTGGCGACCGACGGCCAGCTGCTGGCCGCCAGCGAGGTGAAGAAGATCCAGGCGTTTGCCGCATCGCTCGGCGAGGAGATGGACGACTCGGGCCGCGAGACGATCAAGGGCCTGCTGGAGCGCGACAACCTGCCCTCGGCCCTGCGCGACGTGCTGGCCCTGCGACTGGATGCCAGCCGCGCGCCGAAGAAGCACGGCGCGATCCTGCGCGCGCACGTGGACAGCCGTATGTGTCACAGCACCGTCTACCACGGCGCGCTGTCCGGGCGCTCCACGGCGATGGGCTGCGGCGATGCCCAGCTGCTGAATGTGGCCAGGCCGCGCCCGGGGCGCAAGTGGGCGGTGTGCGAGACGTACCTGGATGCCGCTAAGCGCCGCGACTTCGACTTCCTGAGCAGCGCCGAGGTCGGCCCGCCGCTGGCCGCACTGGCCGACGCACAGCGCGCGCTGTTCTGCGCTACCTACGAAGGCCACACGCTGGTCTGCGCCGACCTGTCCGGCATCGAGGCGCGCCTGACGCCCTGGTGTGCGGACGACGAGGACGTGCTGGTTGAGTTCGAGCAGGGTATCGACGGCTACGTGACCGAGGCCATGTCGATCTTCAAGCTGGAGCGTGAGGCCGTCAGTAGCGACCACCGGCAGATCGGCAAGGTGGTGCGCCTGTCGCTAGGCTTCGGCGGCGGTGACGGCGCGCTGGACAACATGGCCCAGAACTACGGCGTGAAGCTGGAGGACGACCTGCGCCGGCAGATCGTCTGGGGCTACCGCGAAGGCCACCCGGCCATGTCCACGTGGTGGGCGACGCTGGAGTTTGCCGTGCTGATGGCGCTGGACCAGCCGGGCCGGCGCATAGAAGTGCCGATTGGCCGCGGCAAGTGCAGCAAGGCGGTATTCGTCAAGGACGCTGTGGCGCTGCGCATGGAGCTGCCAAGCGGCCGCGCGATCAGCTACCACAACGCGCGCCTGGTGCTGGAGCCGGGCGCGTCCGCCCCGATGGCCGTCTACGACAAGCCCGAAGGGTACGTCGAGACGCTGGACCGCAAGATCCTCTCCAACAACATGGTGCAGGGCCTGGCCCGAGACCTGTTCTGGGCAGCCATGCTGGACGTAGCGCCGGTGGAGAAGATCGTGCACCACGTCTACGACGAGATGATCCTGGAAGTGCCTGTCGAGCGCGCCGAGCTGCGCTTGGAGCAGCTGATCGACCGGCTGCGCAAGGCGCCACGGTGGGCACCAGGGCTGCCGCTGAATGCGGAAGGCTTTGTCGCACCGCGTTGGCGTAAATAAGTGTTGACAACCTAGTTACGGTGTGGGATTCTAATCCCACACCCACTCAACGAGACGCAGACAATGGACTTTGCAGAACAACTTGCACCTTACGGCTATAGCGTCGACCGTGAAGGTCAGATTTTGACCAGGCGCAGCACTGAGTCTGGTGTGTTTCTGACCCGCAAGAAGGGACGGGCGTTCGCGCGTCGCGCCGACAAGACGTTGATCTGGTCGGGTAGCGATGTAGGCGACTTTGTCGCTTGGTTCTGGTACGCCGAAAAGATCAAAATCTGACCGCCATGTGGGTCCGCTGCTCCCGCTGTCAGGCGCGCCGCACGCTGCGCTACGCGCCTGACACCTACCTGCGCCTGCCTCGCTGCCGCACGTATGGCTGCACGGCAGCGCGCAAGCGCCAGGGCAAGCGGCAGAGCTACTACGTCGATCACTACCGGCAGCACGTTGAGCGCAACCGCGGCCCGAAGGCCAAGGTGTGCCGGTGCGCTGCCTACCACTTCCCGCACCGCCGCGAGTCGGGCCAATGCCAGTGGCGAGTGCCTTTCTGACCAACAGGAGAAACGAGAGATGAAGCAATTTCAGTATGTAGCCGCAAACGGAGTGCGTCACCCTGTGTGCGATTGGGACGTTGCCACTGAGTACATGGACGAGCAAGATCGTAACTTCATGGCGACTTTGACGGTTGGTGCGCACATGCGCTTGGATGCTGGCTACTGGGAGCGTGTTCCGGATCTCCGGCAAGACGACGTGCCGATGACGTCCGCGGACGTTGCAGCGTGCCGTGCTAGCGCGATGCGCGTGCGCCAGGCGCTCCGTTTGGAGCGCATCGCCACTGCGACCTTTGCCGCCATGATCAACGCCTCGCCGATGCTCTCGGCGCACGTGCTCGCAGAGACCGCTGTCGACTTCGCCAAAGCCCTGATCGCCAAACTGGACGAAGCCAAATGAACGAGACCGAGATCCGCCAGCGCCGCGAGGACTTCGCCCTGGCCACCTTCCAGACCATGCTGGCCAACAGCCCGGCCAAGACGTGGGCTGTGCTCGCCAACCAAGCCGTCCGCGCCGCGGACGCCCTGATCCTCGAACTGGACAAGCCGCAATGAACACCCGTCTCTATCGCCTCACCCCTGCCGGCGGCAAGCCGAACCACTACACCGACAGCTATGCCAGTGCTTTGGCGAAGCTGCCGAATCCGTGGGACAAACCGAAGTTCGACGCACTGGAGGTGGGCGCGACGCTCTCAGTCGGTCGGCTGGAACGCCAGCCGGGCGTGGACACCTGGCACGACGTGGGTACGTGGGAGCGTGTGGCATGAAGAAATTCAACTTCTACCCACTCGAGTCGACCGAGCCGTCCCAGTACAATCCGTTCACCGAGGCCGAAACGCTTCGCACCTGCAATGAAATGTGGGAGTGGAGAAAAGCTGAGGCCTTGGCCGTAGGCGAAAGCTTTGTGGGTACGCTGGGGCGTTGGGAGCGTGTGGCATGACCGCCTACCCGCTGGAACAGCCACTGTCGGCGCTGTCGCCGGCCCGCCGCGTCTACATCGTGCGGCGCGGCCTGGTGTTCCTCTACCCGGCGTCCATCGTGCTGGACATCGCCAACGACCTGTACACGATGGACGATGACCGGCCGTGGAACGCTCGCGGCACCGACTGGGCCTGCGGCCGTCTGCTGCACGATCAGCTGACCGACGAGATGGACCTGTGGGAGCATGGCAAGCTCAAGAGCCTGGCGCGCACGCTGTGGCTGACCGAGGGTAGCGATGCGACCAGCTTCGAGCTGTGGTGGGAGTCGGTGAACCCCGACGCACACCCGGAGTGGATCGGCGCTGCGGCCAAGATGGCTGGCCGCGAGTTGATGACCTATCCGCTGTTCCGCCATCGCCACTTGGTTGACGACGTGCATACCTTCGCGTAATGTGCGCGTAACCAAATAGGAATCGCTATATGTCGCGTGAAATCCCCGTGCTGGTAGACCCTGCAGAGTTTATGACCAAGCCCCTGGAACTGTGGACCGTCCGGGATCTGACCGATGCACTCGGCTATCAGCTGTCGGCCACTGTGGTCGGCACCAGCAAAGCGGGCATCGCGCAGATGCGTCACCGCCGCTCGGCCACCAACGAGCGCCTGCAGCGCCTGCGCGACGCCGTCGCTGCCAACGAGGACGGCTACCGCAAGGCGCTGGTCAGCTGCCTCACCAACCGCAAGGCGCGCCAGCGCGCATAACCCACAAGGAACCACAACGTGAAAATCGTACTCAACGACCTGCAGGACGTGCAGGATCTGGTAGGCATGCTCGACCCCGAATTGCTGCGCACCTGGCAGCCCGGTCTGGGCAGAGCGGCCAGCGCCGAGGCCATCTATCGCGCCGTGGATGACGGTGTGCTGTTGGCGCGCGGACCGATCCGTCTGCAGGACGAGCCGACCGGCCTGCCCGACGACATCGACGCGCCGCAGGCCGTCGTAGCTAAGGCTGCGGCCGAGGACGCTGCGCGTACCGATGCGATTGCGGCTGGCAAGTTTGAGGATACGGGGCCGTCACTGCCGGAAGTGGCTGCACTGGCCCCGGACGTGGACAGCACGGGTCGCCGCTGGGACGGGCGCATCGACTCCAGCAATAAGGCGCTAAACGCCAACGGCAGCTGGCGCGCGCGTCGGAATCATGGTTACACGCCCGAGGAGGTCGAAGCGATCAAGGCAGAGGTGCTGGCCGAGCAGCTGGCCATTGACGCGGACGAAGAGCCGGTCGCTACCGAGACGCACGCGCTGCCGAACGGGTACGAAACGCTCGACCCGGCAAACGTGACCGGGCTGCAAGCAACGCCCGAAGCCCACGCAGAGCCGGTACAGCCCGCCAGCACCGTCGACCTGCAGGCTCTGGTCGCGGCCAGCCAGGAAGCTGCGATGGACGCCAAGGACGGGCTGCAGGATCTACTGGCCGGCTGCCGCGACTTCACCTCGGCGCACGGCACGGCCGAGTTCAACGCCCTGAAAGCCGCCGTAGCTCCGCGCGGCGACGCTGGCGCCTCGCTGCAGGAGTTTACCCCGGCCGAGCGCCGCCTGATGCTGGCCTGCATCGCCAACTATCCGAAGCCCGCGTAACCTCGCCGGTCCGCACCGGTCGCTGCGACGCCTCGGCGTCAGGTAGGTCTCACGACATGCGGCAAGAAGCCCGGCCATTGGCCGGGCTTCTTCGTTCTAGACGCTTGACACGCCGTAACTAAGTGGTTACTGTAGTCCTACACCCACCGGTTCAACGAGACGCAGACATGTCCTACCGTGAAGCCGACATCAGGCACGAAACCGCAACCCATTGGGTTCTGGATGACCGCAAGAACAAGTGCTACACCGTATACGCGATTGGCACGACGCATTCGACGGCCGATAGCGCCTACCCTCGCACCGCCGACGGCCTGGAAATCGCCATCGTCCGTTGCGACTACCTGACCAAGAGGGCTACCAAATGAACCCGCAAGACGCCACGCATTGGAAGTTGACCAATAAGCACACCCAGCAAGTCGTTTATTGCGAGAGCGAACCGAACATGGACGGAAACCTGCACGACGGATGGAACCCGGCTGTGTGGAAACTTGAACCGCCAAAGGGTATGGGGTCGGACTCGTCCGACCCCTGGAAGGACGCAAATCCGTTCGCCGCACGTGCTGAACCGCCCAGCTGGTTCGAGCTGCGCGAAGAGCGCGACGAACTCGCCGTAGAGGTGCGCAGCCTCAGCTTGCAGTTGGAGCGACAGGAAGACCTCGCCAAGTCCTACAAGCACCGCGGCGACATGCTGCAGTCCGCCCTGATGACCTTGCGCGAAGAGGCACTTAACTTCGCCCGGCTCTACGACGAATGCGTAGATAGAACCAAGCTCGGCGGTGCGGTAGAGCTGTTGCAGCAGCGTGCACGCGGGGCGGATGCGACGTTGGCAGCTTTCGGCGAAGACCCATACTGACGCAACAAAGAAACCCCGCCTAGGCGGGGTTTCTGCTATCTACGACTACGCTGCCAGCTCTATCAGCTGATCTTGCTCGGCTCCAGGCGGCCGAAGGAGAACTGCGCGACGGCCGGCTGCAGGATGCGCTGTCCGCTCGGCGCCTGGTAGGACATCAGGTAGCCCTGGCGCAGGCCATAGCGCTTGTTGACGGCCGGCAGCGCCACGGTCAGGCCGACGTTGAGCGCGCCCCGGGTCGAGGTCTCGCGCCGCCAGATCTCCTCCAGCACCTCGACCGACGGGCTGTCGGCCTGCAGGGTCAGGGTGAACGGGATCGGGTTGTAGACGAAGCCGGCCGAGTAGTTGCCGTCGATGCCCATGGAAAGCTCCTTGCTTTCCACGGCGCCGAACTCAAACACGTTGTCGGCGGCGTAGCCGGTAATCGGCACGCCGTTCGGGTAGAGGCCTTCGACCGTCAGGATGATGGACGAATTGGCGACGGTAAGGGTTGCAGCCATGATCGGTCCTCCTTACAGGACAGTGGTGGAGGACACGACGATCTTCTGGATGCTGCCGCCATCGCAGTACCAGAAGTTCACGGTCGGGGATCCGCGCTCGGTGCGCACGGTCGTGGTCAGCGGGTCGGTGACCTGCAGGTACCAGCCCAGGTCGGAGACCTGACCGGCGATGTCGAAGCCTGCCTGCGAGTTGATCACCGCACGCTGCGAGGCGTTCAGGGTGACGCCGGCGCGGATCACGCCGTTCTGCACGAACTGGCCGATCACGTCCTGCGCGCCTTGGTAGATCGCGTTGTAGCCTTCGGCGTTGTAGGGCAACGAGCGGTAGGCCAGCAGGGTCTCGAACAGCGCCTGCTGCAGGTTTCGGCGCAGCGCGATCTGGCCCAGAGCGGTGTCGGCCCACTCGAACTGACCCGCGGCCGAGCCGTTGTAGAACACCGCGTAGGTGTTGGCCGTCGAGGCGTAGGCGCCCAGGTAGGTGTAGCCGTTGGACAGCAGCGCCGAGGCGTCGGCCAGGTTGGAGACCTGATCGGCAATAGCTGCAACCGGCTGACGGAAGGCCAGTGTGGTGCGACCTTCGATCGCCTGGAAGTTGGTCGAGGCGCCCCAGGCCAGTACAGCCATGGCGTGCGCCAGCTGGCCGTAGACCGGCACAACGTTCTGGTATGGCGTAGCGTGCACGATGTTGCCGAAGCTGGCCGGGTTGTTGGCGGTCAGGCCGGCCGCATCGGTGTCCCACGGCGCGTAGATGAACTGGAACTGCTGCGCGCTGTTCCATGCGGCCAGTGCCAATCGGTCGTCTTCGTCCGCGGCCCACGCCGTGGTGAAGATGCCCCAGTTGCCGGACAGGTTGGCCAGGCGGGTCATCGCCGAGTCGGCGGTGTCGGCCGCCGAACCGCTGGCCTGCTGGTAGGCGCCCGCAGCGGCCGAGAGACCAACGCCGTTGGACAGCGAGCCGGTGACAGCCGAGACGGTTGCGGTCTCACCGGTGGCCGTGGTGGTCAGCACGAAGCGGCGGCGCTGCGCGTCGTAGGTGATGGCGAAATCCGGCGAGGTGAAGCCGGCAGTCATCAGGCTGGCGGCGTTGGCGAAGCTGGTCGCGGCCGACAGGTTGATGGTGCTGGAGGTGCGCGCGGTGTCGGTGGTGACGGTCAGCACGCCGGACAGCGCCTGCAGCTGGGCCAGCGACAGGTTCAGCGTGGCGCCGAATACCGCAGCGCCGGTGGCGTCCAGCGCGTAGCGGCCGATGTTCAGGCTGGCCGGCTGCTGACCGCCGTCGATGATGCCGGCGAAGTAGACTTGCGCCGCGGCGTACTCCGACGAGGCGGGGCCGAAGTAGTCGGACACGTCCGAGGCGTTGAAGAAGGTCAGCAGCTGGCCGACCGGCACGCCGGCGGACTGGGTGACCAGCAGGCCGTCGAGCGAGCCTTGCGCGCCGCCGGCGCCGATCACCCGCGGGTTGATCTGGACGATCTGGGAAATGGGGATGTTGCTCACGGGTTCTGCCTCCTGGGCAAGGTTTCGCCTATGGTAGCTGGTCGGCGACGGTGATGGAATTGAGCTGGAGCTGGTCGAAGAAATCCTGCGGCAGGCCGATGTCCTGGTTGACCTGACCGAACAGGCGGATCATGAAACGCTGCTCGAACTGACCTTCGCTGTTGACGATGTTCAGCTGCTGCGGCGCGTCAGCATACAACGGGGTGAACAGCGGCGGGAGCATGTTGTCCACGCCCCACATCGAGCGCCACGCGGCGGCCAGAACCGAGGCCCAGGCCGGCCCGGCGGCGCCGTAGCAATCGACCTGGTAGCTGTAGGTCAGGTGCGCTTGCTGCACGGCCTGCTCGTTGTCAGGGTCGTAGTAGCGCCGGCCGAAGTCCTGCCGCTGCATCAGCCCGGGCGAGATCACCACGTAGCTGCCGGTCGGCGTGGCCGTCAGGTTCTGGAAGCCCTTGACGACCTGCTCGGTGTCGTAGGGCAGGTCCAGCACCTTGATGACCCAGCGGAACAGGGCGTCGAAGGTTTGATCTTCGGTCGGGGAAAGGGTCGCGGCGGCCATTACGGCAAGCCTCCTGGCGGTGGCGGCACATTGCCGTTGCGGATCTGCGCCAGCAGGGCGTCAAGGTCCGCAGCGTTGAGCTGCTGAGTGATGGAGAAGCTGCACCATTCCGGGTTGCCCAGGTCGTCCCAGCCTTCCAGCACGTTCTGGATGGCCCACCAGCGGCCGCCGACCACGACCAGGTCGCCGCCCTTGCCGGATGGCCGGTTGACCGTGGAGAAATTGCCGTAGGCGTAGACGATGCTGATCGCCTTGGAGCCCTGCAGCCCGTTGAGGTAGTACAGCGATTCGTGGCTGGCCGACTGGACCTGCAGCTGCGCGGTCACCGGCGCGAAGGTTGGCGTCGAGATGCCGCCGGCCATCGTCTTGCCGGTCGACACGTAGATCGTGCCGGGCTGATCGCGGTTGACGCGCTGGATCGGGCCGCGGACGACCCTGTGCAAGTTCATGGGCATTAGGACGGATCCTCGCCATACTCGCCGGAAGCCGATACGACCGCCGAGTCGATGCTGTTGGTCAGGTGACCGGTAAACACGAGACCGTGGTTGAAAGATTTCACGGCTGCCCAGTCCTCGCTGTTGTCGGCTGGCCAGTCGCGGATCGTCTGCTGGATGTCCTCGGCCATGCGCAGGCCGATCGTGCGCAGCGTCGTGTCGGCGGCTGCGCCGGCCTTCAGCATCTGCACCAGGCCGCGCGACCACGCCTTGTTCTGCGCGACGAAGGTCGACTGCATGAAGGGTCGCGGGTGGTTCTGGCCGTGGCCGAACTCCAGCGCCTGGGCGATAGCTGCTACCGGCATGCCGGCGCGCCGGTCAACGACCTGCTGGCCGGTGCGGTGATCGGTGTACGTGTCGGCCGGATACGTCGCGCCGGCCAGCACGCCCGCCTTGACGCTGGCAGGCTGGAACTGCTCGCGGATCGAGTCGGGCAGCTTGACGCCGGATCGGCGGACGGTGGTCATACGCCGTCCGGGGTGCCGCTGTTGTTGGACAGGCGAACCTGCGGGCCGATGCCGCGCGAGAGGTAGTCCAGCGACTGGCCGATGCCCGAGCGCCCGGCAGCGACGTAGTGGAAGCTGCGGAAGCGCGCGGTCATCATCCAGTACATCGCGCCCCAGGGCGTCTGGTTGAACCACGCCTCGCCGGCGCTGGCCGACAGGTGGTAATCCAGCGACGTGGACACGGTGCCTTCGGAGGCCGAGGCGACGCGGCCCACCGTGCCGGTACCCGGCACGACGGTGCCATCAGTGCCGACCCAGCCCTGCAGGGTCAACACGTGCGCCAACAGCAGATCGAGCATCGCCGAGCGCTGGTCCGGGTCGGTGACGATCGACCCGTCGGTGTTGTCTAGCAGCGTGTAGCCGATCGTGTTGAACAGCAGCTGCAGCCGTGCATCCGGCACCGTCGCAAACTCAGGGAATGCGATCTTGAAGGCGGCAGGATTGAACACGACTACAGCCATGGGTTACTCCGATCAGTTGCGCTGGGCTTCGGCCTTGGCCGCATCTTCGATCTTAGCCGGCAGCTCTTCCGGGTCCAGGCGCTCGAAGCCGGTCTTTTCGTCGGCGCGGTTCTGCGCTTCCTTGATCACGTCCTTCGACTTGGTCGCGGCAAACACGGCACCGTTCTTGTACCACTTCGACTTGCTGTAGTACGGATGGCTCTCGATGTAGGCCCAGGCCTCGGCCGGCACGCCGCTGGTCAGACCAGCTTCGCCGTACTCGTCGGCCATCTTGAGCGCCCAGTCGTCGTTGCTGCCCTTGAGCATCAGCACGCCGCCCGGGACGCCGGGGACATTCTCGAAGCGCAGGCCGGCCGGCAGACGGCAGGCGACGGTGACGGTGCCGGCCGCGTCGGACGGCTGCTGGCTGGTGTTCTGGTTGGACTTGTTGCGTGCCATGGGGTTGCTCCAGTGGGCGGGATGTGGTTACGCGGGTGATGATACACGAAACTAGGGCTGTGCGAGACGCTTGACACGCCGTAACTAAGTGGTTACTGTAGTCCTCACAACCACCAACGAGACGCAGACAATGCACAAGCACCAGCAGTATGAGAAATTCACCTGGGCGCACGGAGAACAGACGCTTCCCAATGGTACCGTCACGCAGCGCTTTCGTGACTTGAGCGGGAAGATCACGACCGAAATGTACGATGTGAAAGCCCAGGCAGCTGAGGCCGCTATCAAGCAGAAGCTGATCGAGCTGGGTTGGACGCCGCCCGCCGCAGAGCGGCCCGCGCACGGCGTCCGCTACGCCACGGTGCGCGACACCGACGACGGAGATCTTCACATCGAGTGCCGTTTCCGTGACGGGCAGAAATACGCGGCCGTCCAAGTCGATGGATCGCAGGCCGAACTGGCGTTCGCCATTGCTGAGTTCCTGTCAGTCGGTAAGGACCTGCCGTGAACAAGAAACCCCGCCTAGGCGGGGTTCCTCTTACTGCGCTTCAGCCGTGCGTTAATTTCACACGCCCGTCTGAGCTGTTACGGCGAACGGCAGGTAGATCACCGAGCCGAAGGTGCCGGCGCTGTGCTTCTGGCGCTGGTAGGTCGAGTAGCGCTCGATGGCGTGCGAGCGGTACATCTCGCTGTAGGCCAGCTCACCGGTCGGCTGGCCGTTGACTTCCGGCGCCCACAGCTGCACCAGGCGGCCAGTAGCGGTGTCGAACTCCGGCACGGCCACGTACTCGATCAGCGGGTAGGTCTGCTTGATCTTGGCGCCGGCCGACAGGCCGAAGCTGTTGGTGCGGTTCACGTCGTTCAGCGCCGACGGGGCCAGAGCCATCACCAGGCGTTCCTGGCCGGTGATGAGGCCTGCGGACTGGGCGATCAGACGGCCGACCATGGCGACCACGTCGTTGGCGATCTCTTCCGGCTCGGCGGTCGCCCAGTTGACGGTCGCCGCGACCGGTGCGGTCAGGGTCGGGTCGTTCATCAGGCCGTAGTTCGGGATGCCCGCCACGCCCAGCAGGAACGAACTGTTGCGGAACTTGGCCATGACGGTCGAGGAGGCCATTTCCTGGCGCGCAGCCCAGTCCACACCGGCCTCACCCATGATCGCGAGCTGGCGGTCGCCCCACTCGGTCCAGGTCTGGTAGATGTAGTTCTGGCGCGACGGGAAGTTGACGTTAGCATTCGACATGCCGTTGGCGGACCAGTCGCTGTAGGTCGCAACCTGGCCGACCGGCTCGGCGGTGATGAACACGGCGTACTGGGTGGTCCAGTCACCCTTCTTCACCACCGGCAGGATCTGCTCGGCGGCCATCGGGGCCAGCTGGATGTCGATGACGCGGCGGTCGACGTACATCGACATCCACGCCGGGATACCGGCGCTGGCACCGGTGACCAGGGTCGGGGCGAGGGACACAGCATCCATCGCGTACTCGCTCGCTTCGCGCGAGACGTGCTTGACGGTGTCGGGCAGCACGATGCCTACGTTGGCAAGCTGCTGGAGGTTCTGGCGTTCGTTCACGGTCTGGGTTCCTTGGTTGGTGGCCGCTTACGCGCCGTTCTTGCCGATCATGACGGTCTGACCAGCAACGATCGGACCTTCACTCAGGAGGACGAAGCCGGTGTCGATGGTGGTACCCGACACGGTGGCGCCGATGTTGATGGTGCCGGCCGCCGGATCCCAGATCACGGCCGCGCCGCGTGCCGGGGTGCCGGTGATGGCATCGGCCTTGGCGAAGAAGTCGCCGGTAGCAAACAGCTCGACCGGCTGACCCGGCTGGATAAACATCGAGCTTTCGGCCAGCCAGTTGACGATCAGGCCGCTACCCATGTAGCGGTGGACAAAGCCGATGCGCGACGGATTGGCCGAGGCATCGGCGTAGGTCGTGATGCTGGTCACGGTGCCATCGGGGTTGAGATAGCCGAAGCCGCCGGCCAGGGTGCCGGTGACGGGCTGCGCCACCATGCGCTGGTTGGGGGTGCCGGACACGACGAACTGGCGCGGGTTGACCGAAGCGAAATCGCCCGGGATGCCAATCGCCGGCTGTACTGCAACTACGTTCTGGAAGGGCATTTCAGTAGCTCCCGAGGATTAAGCGCGGCCGAGGTTTCGGATGCGCGAGGTGTTGAAGGCCGGCTTGTCGGCGCCGGAGTTGCTGTCGTGGGCGTAGCTGGCCTGCGGCCGGCTGACCGACTGGATCGCCTGGTAGGTGGCCTGTTCGGCGCCCGCCGGGATGGCCGACACGTCCACGCCGCGCTGCTTAAGGGCGGCACGGTAGATCTCGCCGGCGTCGTCCATGGCGATCATGTCGCCCAGGTCGCCACGGCAGGCCTGCTTGGCGGCGGTCACCGCTTCGGCGCGCTTGCGCTCGGCCTGGACGGCAGCGTCGACCACGGCCTGCACGCTCTTGGCGTCCATGGCGCGTTCTTCGCCTTCGCGCTCGTCCTTGCGGTCCTTCTCCGAGCGGCGTTCGCCCTTGGACTCGTCTTCACGGTCCTTCTCGGACTGCTCGTCGGAGGCGGTGTTGACGCTGGCCGGAATGCCGACTTCGGCTTCGCTCTGCGGGGTCGGAGCCTTGCCACCTTCGACCGCGGTCAGGCGGTTCTCGATGGTCTCCAGCTTCTGGGTCAGGAGCAGCAGCGCCTGTCCTACGTCGGCGTTGCCCGCCGCCGGGGTATTCGGGTTGTCGTTCGGGTCCACGTTGGTAGCTCCAGGTTGGGAAGAAAGCGCGCTATCAGCGACGTGCGCACCGGTTGCGCGCCCGTCTTCAACGAGCGCCACATGGTTGCCTTCGATGTTCCGCATCGAGCCGTGGGCCTTGCGGCCGTTGACTTCGACCGGCGTCATGTCGGCGGTGTATCGGTAGGAACTGGACAGGTCAGCCAGCTCGCCGGATTCGATGTAGTCGATGGCCTGCTTGTCCATGACCAGCAGGTCCGCCAGCAGCTTGCCGCCGGAGAAGCGCGCGTTGAACACGCTACCGCCGATGTACTCCTTGCGCGGCTCGTCAGCGGTCTGGGCGATGTGCCGGATCATCAACGGCAGGCCGTTGAACGAGTCTGCGGCGCGCTCCAGCTCGGCCGGATCGCGGTACAGGTCGTAGACCTTGTTAGCGTCCAAGGCCAGCTTGTCGCGGCCGGGGATCTCCTTGCCGTAGTACGGGTTGATCTCGGCCACGGAAATGACGCAGTCGCGGACCCGCATCCGGCCGTCAGCGTCGAAGCTGCGGGCGGACTTCTTGTCGAATGCAAAGGTCGCAGTTGCGGTCACCATGCGCGCGATGTTACCAGCGTTTCAGGGTTGTGCAAGCATCGTGGTTGACAGGGCCGAAAGCGTTATCGTATAGTCACGTAACCACTAGCTAACAGGAGCAGACGATGCATGATAAAGACGCAGAGATCCTTCGCCTCAAAGCGGAACTGCGGGACTACCAGATGGCGGCCAGTGCGGAGGCAGATGAAGTAGATCGCCGCGGTGCGGAACTGCGCAAGCTGCGGGCCATGATGGATCACAGTTTTGGAGGTGAGAATTTTGTGGTCTACGGAACGGCGGCAGCGGTGGCCGAATTGGAGCGGCGATTGGCCTCGACGCCCGGGCGAATCAATTACGAGGTGTCGCAGACCACGCAAGCGCTGATCGACTTGCTAGTCGCCCGGGACCGCGCCGGTCGTGCCAAGTACGGCGCCACGCTGGACCGTGCCGACCTCACGCACGAAGAATGGTTGCAGCACATGGCTGAGGAGCTGCTAGACGGTGCGGGTTACGCTCTATCAGCCAAACGGGTTACTTCCGTTTCTTAAACGCCCCAGGGAACCCCGGCACTGGGACCAGATCCTCTGGTCCCAGATCCTCGTCAATGGCCGGGATGATCGAGCGGCTGCCGCAACGGCAGTTGATGGCCACGCCAGGCAGCACGAATCCGAAGGCGTCGCCGAAGTCGATGCCAACCTGAGTGTCGTAGATCCAGCCCTCGCGTGATGCGCGCAGGTGATTGACGCGCGGGTCTTTGTCGACCGTGCTGTGCTTCCAGTAGGCGTAGCGAATCCCCAGCTCGTTCTGGCGCGCGCTGTTCATGTGCGCGGTCAGCTTGTTGGACTGGTCGCGGGCGATCAGCGCGGCGCGCTTGACGGTCGACTCGCCGGTCTTGCGCAGCTCCGCTGCGATGGCCTCCAGGTCGCGGCCCGCGAGGAAGCCGCGCGACACGTCGCCCTCAATCTGCGTGAAGTATTTAGCCGGGATCGACTTGATCAGCGCTACGTTGTCCACGACTTTCACGTCGAGGATCGCGCGCTGGGCCTGCGTCAGCTGCATCGGGATGTCGAAGCCTTCGCGCCGGACCTGACCCTGCCAGGCCGTCTTGTTGGCCTTGTAGGCGGCCTCCACCACGTCCAGCGACAGCTTGCGCGCCATCGAGGCGAAGTAGCGCTCCCAGCGCTTGCGCAGATTGGTCAGCTCGCGGAATAGCTCGCGCTGGTCGGCAAACGGGCTGGCATCGGCGGCGCGCTGCGCGTCGTGCTCTGCATCGCGGTCCCGGTCGAACTCCGGCAGGATGCCGGCCGATTGGCCAGAGGTCAGTGCCGCGCGGTACTTGGCCTGCGTCCAGTACTCGACCGACTTGGCCATCGCCTTGATGGCGACGGTCAGTCGGCGCTTGTAGAGCTGCTCAGCCGTTGCCGCCGGGGCGATCACCGCCAGCTGCTTCTGCTTCCGGGTTGGATTCGTCAGCGTCCGGGTCATTGGTCGGTTCCTGCGGCTGTGGGTTGGCTGACGCGTTGATAATGTTCTTGGCCAAGTCCTCGACCTCGTCCAGCTCGTCGCGCTCGCCGAGGGTACCGGCGTAGCCGCTGGTAGGGTCGCTGGCCAATCGGGCGGCGATGATCTCGCCGTCGATCACGCCCAGCTCGGCATAGGTCCGGTCGGTCTCGGCGTTCTTGTAGCGGACCTCGGCCAGTTCCTTGGCGTCCAGTTCGTACAGCGGGTTCCACTCCCAGGACAGACCCGGGTCGATCTCGCCGTATTCGGACAGCTGGATGATGTCGAGCATCCACTTCATCACCGGGCTGAAATTGTGCACCTGATAGCCCTTAACGTGGTCGTACCACACGCGTATCTCGCCGTCGCTGTTGGCGTTCAGGCCCGCCGGGGTGATGCCGAATGCCTTCACCAAGGGCTGCCGCGACACCGCACACATCTGCTCCTGCGACTGCGCCTGCAGCGCGTCCAGGCCCGACAGCGGGGTGTTGATCTGCTGCAGCTCCTCGGTCTCTTTGTCGAGGGCGCCGCAGTTCCGGTTGTCCCGATTGAGGTTGAACAGCTGCAGTCGCTGGTCCAGCGACTGCGCGCCGCCAGGCGCCAGTAGCTGCGACATGTCGGTGGCGAGGTTGGTGATGCTGAACTGCTTGATCGTGTCGCTGACCGACTGGCGCGTGCGCAGCCAGTTGTCCACGTAGGGCATGGCCAGCTGGGAGATCGAGATGCCGCGGAAGCTGTAGGCAGCTTTGAGCATGTCGCCGACCGGGCGGCTGATCACGGTGAACAGGCGCGAGCTGTGCACGATCGTGGACAGCATGTACCACGTTTCGGGCTTGTAGAAGTTCGGCTTGGTCGGGTCGATCGCGTTGTAGGCGTTGGGCGTGACCCACATCGGTTCCACGCAGGAGAAGCCCTGCAGGCAGCCGCGGGTGACGAACGACGGTTCCAGCAGCAGCGGTGTGTCGGCCGGCAGCGCGGCGCCGCCGGCCTTGAGGTGCGGGAAGACGTGCGCGCCGCCGTAGGCCTGGTCATGGATTACGGCCAGCCGGATCAGCGAGCGGACCTTGAACTGCTCCAGCTTCTGGGTCAGCTGCAGGATCTTGTCGGCGGCCATCTCGTCCTTGGACGTACTGGCGATCTGCCCCCAGGTGCGCACGACCTCGTCGGCCAGCGTTTCGTGCATGGTCCGGTATTCGGGCAGCTGGGCCAGCAGCGACAGGGTCGGGAAGCCCGGCCAGCCGGTCGCCTCTACGAACGACAGGGCGTCGCGCGCGTTGCGATTGGCCGACAGGCCATAGTCCATGGCCAGCACTTCCTTGGCTGCGCCGCGCTCGCGCTCGCTGTAGCGATCGGCCTCGACCGGTACGGCGGTGGCTAGGCCGAGCGAGGTGTGCGTGGCGCGCTTGGGGTCTACGGCCGCGGCCTGCTGCAGCGCCTGCAGCGGCACTTCGACACGCGGCTTGGGCACCGGCGCGGCTGTGGCGGCACGGGCGGCTGCAGGTCGGTCGGTACGTGGCTTGCGGGGACGGGGCATGGGCCAGACTCCAGGGCGATGGCAGCGATGTTACACGATCCCGTCGAGGTACGCTTGGCGGGCCGCCACCGCCTCTTCGAGGGTTTTGAAGCGGCCGAGGTACTTGCGGCGCGGCGCGTAAGCCATCCACTTCGAGTTTCCCTTGTCCCAGCAAACGCCGACGTGCCCACTAGGCGGCGGCTCGGTTGGCCGCACGTAATTCTCGGGATCAGCTAAGTACCGGGCCCGCTCGAAAGCCGCTACGTCCGGGGTAGCGTAGATGCCGATGTACTTGTGGCTCAGATCCAGTGCTACCCAGCCCTTGCGCAGCTGATTCCAGATGACGCCCTTGTGGCCGCTGGGCGTTCGTTTCCGCTTCGGCTTGTGCGCAGCAGGATTCTCTAGGTACTTAGCACGGGCGGCAACAGCCTCTTCAAACGTCGAATAGTGGCCGATGTGCTTGTCACGATGGTAGGCACGCCAGACCTTGCCTCGAATCAACGAAACGCCTCGTTGTCCGCTGGTGTTGCGCGTCGCAGAAGTAGAGTCTGCGCGTTTGGCCAGAGTTTCCGGCGATGCAGGCGCCCGCGTCTTCCACGCCTTACGTAACTTCGCCTTTACGGCCTCTTCCATGGGGCCGCACGTGTCCGCAGTCCGCCTCGTATTGTACATGTCGGGCTTCGCGGTTCGGTCCAAATGGTACTGCTCTCGTTCGATAAGTTGATCGGGCACGCACCGCTCGACCACAGCGAAAGTCAGGTTTTCCAAGCCGTACTTGTTGCACGCTGCCTGCAGTCCGTCGCAATGATGGGAGCCTTTACGCAGTGCCGTTTTATGGCCGGAGAAGCGTCGCGCGCAATCGACTGAGGAGCCTATGTAACGCTTGCCGGACGGGCTAGTGATGTAGTAGATACCGGATTTCATGCCGGTATTATAAACAGAACTACGGACGCCGCGCCAGCGACAGGAGCATATCCGGGGTGATCAGGCTGCTGATCGGGTCGCGCAGGCATAGGTGCTGCAGCGCAATAACCATGCAATCTACACTGTCATCATTACGCGTATCGGGAAAGCTTACGATCTCCGACACGACGGGTTTGATCATCGGCACGTCGTCCGGGTGCGGGAGCATGACCATGCCATTTTCCCAGACCCAGGACACGGCGTGGGCGCGCGATTCCTTACTGCCCGTAGTTGGAACACCGACGATGCCGTTGATGGACTTGCCTAGTTGGTCAATCAGCGCAGGTCCGTTAGCCGCGTCTTCAATCAGGATTTTAGTTACGCGCGGATAGGCCGCTTTCAAGCCCGCAATGGCCGCAGCGGTGCGCGTGAAACTCAGCTTCTCGCGGCGCATCTCCAACAGCCACACGCGACCGTCGGCCGACTTGCCCCATACGCCTGCGGCAACGTAGTCGCTGGACTTCTTGTCCTTGAATGCGGCGTCGACCGACATAATCACCTGCACGAACTGCTGTGGCAGATCTTGACGACGGTAGTACCGGGTTCCCTCAGCTCCGAAGATCGCACCAAGCGAGCCGAGTGGTGCCTGTTGGTACATCGCCGCCCACCACGACGATGCCATATGCGCCTGTACGGCGCGCAGCTTCTCTTCGGACTGCAGCTCTGGGACGAGTGGGCCTTCCGGCTGGTCGGGCTGGTATCCCACCTGGTCTTTAAAATTAAGGGCAACGAACTGCAGGCGGGTGTAGTTCGGGTCATCCTTGAACTTGTTGTGCACGAACGACAACAGGTCATTCGCGGACCATGGCGTACCAATCACGATCTGCCCGGACTTCTCCTGCAAGCGGGTGGTCACAACGGAATCGAACCAATTTTCCAGCTTCTCTTGGTTGCCGGGGCTAAGTGCCTCCACTGCATCTTTGATCGCGTCGTCAATCAGCATGACGTCGATCGAGAAGCCGGTCATACCGCCGCCTACGCCGGTGGCCAGAACTTCGCCTTTCGGCACGCTGTAACGATCGGAGGTATTGATGTCGCCACGAAACCCGATCAGTGAAGCCGCAGGAAATATGGCTCTGTACGCGGGTTCAAGCATGATGTTCTTGGCGTCGCGGCCGTTTGCCTTGGCACGCGACAGGGCGTAGGAGGCCAAGGCAATACGCGCAATGCCCATCTCCGAGCCGAGCCGACCGATCAAATAGGGAGGCAAACAGCGGCTGATCAGCGACGACTTACCATGCTGCGGTGGCGCAGTCAACACCAGCACTGGACGCTTGCCCGCAATCACGTCCTCCACAAACTTATCCACAGCGGCGCAGGTGCGGCGCGAGAAATCCGAGTGTTTGAAGCGCGGCCGGTGCGTGACCGTCACGAAAGCCGCGAAGTTGGTTCGCGCGTTTTCGATCAGCAGCTGGATCAGCTTGTCTTGGTCGAAGTTACCGTCTGCCATCACAGCAGCCCTCGCTTGGCCAAGTCCTTGAGCTGCTCCACCAGCACGTCTTTCTGCTCCTGCGGCAGCGACTCTGAATACCCCCCAGCCTGGCTGACCTCCAGCACCGCCTTGTCGAAGCCAAGGATCTTGGTCAGCTGGGCGAAGGCTTGGGTTTTACCCCTGAAGCGGGGGACCAGCTGGCCCTGCTTGAGTTCCCACTGTTCGACGTGCCGGCCGATCCGCGGTGTCTGGATGGCGGCCATGTCCAGCACGAACGACTCGGCCGCGCCCACGCCGCCGCATTCCGGGCAGGTAGCCTCCTGGCCCTCGCTCGCATCGCCGATAGTGCCGATGCCCTTGCACGCCGGACACGCGACCAGCGCGACCTTGACGACCTGGGACAGATCCAGGTTGACCAGGTCCACCAGGTCTGCGACCAGCGACGCTTTGATCGGCTGCAAGTCAGTGGCGGGAAGGACGGACGACATGGGCCGAGTGTACCGCACCTGTCAACCCTCTTGCCTGTGAACGTACATTTAACAAGTTCTTAACAACGATACTGAGGGTAAAACACGTTTCTAAGAATCCCCACAACAACAAATTCAATGATAAATGTTGAATGTTGTTCTATATTATGGCGTTATTGCGAATAGCAGAAGAGGTCAGAAACGCATCCTCAGTACGTCATCGTTGTTAAGAACTTGTTAAACGAGTCTTCACAACGTCCATTTCGGAATTAATTGTTGACAACATAGTTCCAGTGGCGCAGGATAGGCCATCACCCACCACTGGCACCGCAGACCATGATGCTGTCACCGACCCAAGATCCGATCGACATCCCACACGGCGCGACCATCAAGCGCCCGGACCTCGCAGCACCTTTCGTCTCGTTCTCCAGCCGTTCGCGCTGGTCCAAGTGCGCGCTGTCAGCAGTTCTGCCGCAGCTGCGCACGCCGTCCGGCCCCGCAGCCGAGGAAGGCACCGAAGCGCACAAGGTTGCCGAGTGGGCCTTGGCCCAGAAGTTCAAGATCGGCGCGCAGACCGCGATGCCAGTTGTCGCGCCGCCGCAAGGCCTGGACGGTTTCACCTACAATGAGCAGGCTATCAACGACTGGCAGGCGCAGGTTGGTCAGCACGCCGTCACCTACGCCGACCATGCCGCGTCCCTGTTCCGTGACTGCCTGGCCAATACCCACTGCCTGATCGAGGTCAAGCTAGGGCCGTCCGTTATCCACGGCGTCAAGGTTGGCGGCATCGCCGACGCGGTGCTGTGGAACGACACCACCAAGCGGCTGGTCGGCGGTGACTACAAGTACGGCCGCAGCCCGGTCGGCGCCGGCAACCTGGACGAGCCCAACCCGCAGGTCGCCGCGGCGATGGTGCTGTGGGCCGATCAGGCCCCGCACCTGCAGCCGCAGCAGCTGGGCGGCTTCGTCTACCAGCCACGCGTGCGGTACGGCGATGCGTGGCAGTGCTGGGGCACGACCGACCCGACTGTTGCGCAGGACTGGATCGCACGCGAGCGGACCAAGCTGCACACCGAGCTGGCCGCAGTGGCGCGCGCAGCCTCCGAGCTGGCCGCTGGGCGACTTGTAGACCCAACGCCGGGCGACCACTGCACCTACTGCCCGAGCGCGCGCTGGTGCCCCGCTGCGGCCGCCTACGGGCAGGCTGCGCTGCAGGTCGAGGCCGGTACCAAGGCCGTGGTCGACTGGACGCCGGAAGAAGTCATGGCGATCTGGGCCTCGCGCGCGGCGTTCAAGACGTTCGAAGAAGACCTCAAGGAGCGCGTGAAGATGCTGCAGGAAGCCAACCACCCGGCCGTCCAGGTCAAGCGCCGTACCGGCAATCGCATCTGGGCCAACCCGCCAGCCGTGGTCGAAGCACTGTTCATGGCCGATCGCGCCGACCTGCTGCAGCCGCCAGGCGTGGAGAAGGCCAGCGGCGCGCTGCCGCAAGCCGAGATCGACGCCTTGGTGACCCGCGCCCCGGATGTGCTGACCTTCGTCGCCACTGACGGCAAGCAACCCGAGCGCGCCGCCAGCGCGTTTGCCAAGTACCTGCAGGAGAAGCAGTGATGAATACTCAAAATACCAACGCGTGTGAACGCTGTGCTCGGTGCCGTGAAGGCCGATTCGCCATGTGCAAGAATGCCAGTCGACTAGCAGAAGCTGCGGCAGCAACACTTCCTTTCGTGGCTTTCGCTTTTTCAGAGGGCGTACACGGAGCTGAGACTGCAGGTCGCAACCTCGAAGCCGCGTTAGAAACTACGGGCGAGAGGTGGGAGGGTTGGGCTACACAATACCCCGGCAAGATGCCCAAACTTTGGGGCGACAAGCATATCGCCGAGGCCAACTTCTATCCTGAGGAAGGCCAGCGTATGTTCTTCTTGCGTGAGGTTCCGTGATGCGCGGCCACGGCCTCTCCTCGCCAACCGTCCGCGCCTTGGTGCGCGGACTGGACGCGGTCAAAGCGGCTAAGGCCTGGACCGACACGCAGCTGTGCGCGGCCATGGACGTGAGCCAGTGCAACCTCAACGCCTGGCGATCCGGCCGCTCCGGCATCGGCGAGCGCAACCTGTGGAAGGTGCGAACCTTCCTGTCGAAATACGCACGACAAACCGCTTGACACTGGCAAATCCTAGTAATAAAGTTGTCCCGCACCACCAACCCGCGCACACCGCGCTTAACTGAGAGCTATAAGCTATGAGCATCGCAGACCACGTCGCAATCTTCCTGATGGGCAGCCTGGACCAGGCCAAGGCCGGCCCGGCCAAGCCGGATCGTCCCGAGTTCTGGGGCCAGTTCGCCTTCCCGCCGAGCGCCGAAGCTGACCTGATCGCCGCCTGCACCGCAGCCGCACCGAACGGTTCGCTGTCCGGCCTGCAGCTTGCGCCGAAGAAGCACAGCTCGTTGGCACCCGACAAGCAGTTCACCGGCATCCCGCTGGACTGGTACATCGTCCGCATCGGCACCGGCCCGGACTACCCGCCCGACCTGTTCCTGGTCGACGGCACGAAGATTGCACCGCTGCCGATCAACGGCGGCAAGATCCGCACCGACTTCTTCTCCGGCCAGAACGTGCGCGTGAACGCCCACGGCTTCGCCTATCCCGCCAAGAACGGCGGCCGCCCGGGCGTGTCGTTCAGCCTGGACGGCGTGATGGCTGTCGGCGGTGGCGAACGCCGTGCTGGCGGTGAAGGCGGCGAGCCGAGCGAAAGCGCCTTCGCCAAGTACCGCACCGATCCGCCGGCGCAGCAGGCCGAGCAGTCGGCTCCGCAGCAGCAGCAGCAGGCCACCACGGACGCTGGCGGCAACCCGTTCCAGCAGAGCAGCGCTGGCACCAGCAACGCCGGCAACCCGTTCGGCTGATCGACCCAAGACCCGGCCAGTAATGGTCGGGTCTTTCCACTAGGAGCAGACACGATGGACGAAGAACGTAAAATCAAGTTGCAGAAACTGATCGATCGCATCGCGAGAGACAGTCGCAACGCCCACAACCTGGCCCAAGAGCTGTACGGGCCAAACGCCCAGCTGTTTGCGGAGTGCGACGGTAGCTTGGTAGTCATGTCCGACGACTGTCTCGGCTCACCCGCTTCGCGCCAGGATTTCATTGTAATGGACGCGTTTGGCGAACACCGCTTTGGCGTTGGCGCGTGGTGAATTTCTGTCGATTTCCGTGACGACTCACCTCACGCTGCCCTGGCCGCCAAGCCTGAACCGTATTTGGCGCGCCGCGGGCGGAAAGCTCCTACTGTCGCTGGTCGCCCGAAACTACAAGCGGGCGGCTGCCGCGGCGCTTCCAGTCGGGCGCGTACCGCCGCCGTTGACCGGGCGGCTGCTGGTCTGGATGACCCTTCACCCGCCGATTAAGCTTGCCGGCAGTAAACTCGACATCGCCAATCGGGAAAAAATCCTCATGGACTGCCTGACCGAGCAACGCGTCTGGCTGGACGACTCGCAGATCGACGCGATGGTGATCCTGCGCGGTGAGCCGGCCGGCGCCGGCCGCGTCGAGCTGACGATCCACACCCTTGAACCTGGAGAGCTGCCGCTGTGAACGAGTTCAACCGACACGCCTCGGCGCAGATGGCCTTCATGACGGCGCTGGAGCGCCCGCGCCGCGCGCTCGCCGAAGGCATGCGCCACGATAGCCTGCAGGTCGATCCCAGCGCCTCGGTGCGCACGCTCGTCCGCCTGGCCCGCTCGGCTAAGGTGTTCGAGCCGGCGCTGCACCAGTTCGAGGACGCGATCCGCGCGCCACTGACCGCCTACGCCGAGGCCACACCAAAGGCGGCCCGGGGCGTGATGCTAGAGGACGCACATTTCCTGTTGGACCACTTCGAGCGCTTCACGGAAGTTCCCATCATCCCGCACCCGATTAAGCGTATGGTAAGCTGGGCGCGCCGCAAGTTCCGCGGCGCCACTCAGGACGCCGGAGATGTCGACTGAAACCGCTGCCATCGGCTTGGGCTTCCCGGCCGACATCGCCCTGGCCATCGAGCAGGGCTGCATCCGCTACGGCGTGACCTCGCCGCTGGAGAAGGCGCATTTCCTCGCGCAGGTCGCCCACGAATCCGGCAGCGGCAAATGGCTGCAGGAGCTGGCCTCGGGCAAAGCCTACGAAGGCCGCAAGGATCTGGGAAACACCAAGCCCGGGTACGGCGTGCTCTACAAGGGCCGAAGCCTCATCCAGTGCACCGGCTATGACAACTACGTGGCCTATTCGTCGTGGAAGTACGGCGATGATCGCGCCGTGCGCGACCCGCAGATGCTGGAGCGTCTGCCGGACGCCGTCGATGCGGCCTTCTGGTACTGGACGGTGCGCCGGCCGAAGCTCAAGCAGCTCGCCTTGGCCGACGATGTGGTCGGCGTGACGCGTGCCATCAACGGCGGCACGAACGGCCTGGAAGACCGTAAGGTGAAGCTGGCCAAGGCCAAGCGATTGCTCGGGTTGCCAGCGTGACCTGGGCGCGTCGCAACATGGGCTCCCTGCGCGCCGGCTTGGCGCTGCTGCACGTCGTCATGACGATGCTGGTCACCTTGGGACTGTTCACGATCGAGATCCCGGAAAAGAACGGCCAGCTCCTGAACCTGCTGGTTGGTGCGATGATCAGCAACGCGTCGCTGGTGGTAGGCTACTACTTCGGCAACCAGACCCGTCGGGTGGCCGATGGCGCCTGAGCAAGCTGCAGCCGACCAGCTGCAAACCGAACTGGAAGCTGTACGGCAGCAAGCCTGCGCCGAGGCGACCTCGCACCTGATGGTATTCTGGCCGCGCTCAGAGTTCCCGCGCCGCGGCCCCGACAACGTCCTGCGACACGGATATGGGCGGGCCATCGAGCGCATCGCCCAACCGGAGAGTGTGGCGCGTATGGCCTTGGAAGTGGACATCGACCGAGTCAGCAAGACCCTGGAGCGCCGGGTCTTCGTACTGATGGCCAACCAGCCTAACTGCCACCGCAAGGTCGGTTTCCTCTACGCGGTGGCCGACATCATCGGCGTGGACCGCGTGCGCGACTGGAACGAGCTGTGGACGGCCGCCGGCCGTGGCGACTGGCAGACCGTCTGCCTGTACCTGATGGCGCTGCAGTGGGAGGCACTGGACGCGGCGCAAGTTGACCGACGAATGGCCGCCGGCAACCTGATCTTCGGCCTTCGAGACGCATAGAAGAAACCCGCCGAAAGGCGGGTTTCTTGTTGCTGCGGTCAGGCGTATTCGTAGATAACGATGATGCCGGCTCGCCCCGCACCGCCCGCCAACACCCCCGACGAGGGTACGGATGCGGCACCCGCACCGCCGCCGCCCCAACTCTGCGCAGCACCACCCGGGCCATTACCACCGGCGTTTGCGCCGCCTCCCAGCGTGCTGGCACCACCGGCGCCGGATACGGGAGCGCCACCCACTACAAGGCCGTAGCTCCCGCCGCCGCCCGCGGAATTGAGTAGGTTAGCATTCGCCGACGCACCGCCATTGCCACCGCCGACAATTCGCGTAGTCGATGTAGCGACACCCACGCCGCCACCGCCGCCGCCACCGCCGGACACAGTACGGAAAGTCGACGCGGTGCCGGCTGCGCCGGCACCCGTACCCGACGCGCCGCCCAAGCCCACCACGATTGCCTCCGAGGTGACCGGGCCGATGAACAAGGACTCTGCACACCCACCTGCGCCACCGCCACCGCCCGCGGCGTTTTCGCTGGCGGTGGTGGCCGGGCTGCCGCCGCCGCCGCCGCCGCCGCCGATCAATCGCATGAATACCCAACGGGCATCAGGGCGCGATGTATAAACGGTAGCTCCGCTGGTGGTTGGTTCGCCGGCATCTACCGAAATAGTCTGCGCATTGGCTCCGTCGCGTCGGTAGTAGACGGTTCGCAGCAGGCGGCCGGTAGCCTGACCCAACTGCAGTGCCTGGGGGGAGCTGGTAGCCGGCGCGATGTTGGGCGCCAGCAGGGTGCAATTGGTACCGTCGCACACCACCGGCGTCGGCGCGTTGTTCTGCGGGATGGCCGCGGCCGACCCGCTGGCCGTGCGCACCGACACCGTGAACGCGCCACTGGTGTTGTTGTAGACCGTCCAGTCGTACTGCCAGCCCGGCACGACCAGCACCAGGTTGGAGGTCAACGTGCCGGCTACGCGCAGCACACGCTTGGCGGCCTGCGCCGGTGTCAGCGTCACGGTGCCGCCAGTGACGCCCGTCAGCGAGGTCGCACCGTACTGGTAGCCAGGCACCCAGCCGGTACCGACGGTGTTTGGGTTGGCCTGGTTGCCCTCGGCGATCGAAATGAAGTCGCCCAAGGCGTCTGCACCGGGCAGAACCGCGCCGAGCGGGTAGCCGTTGATCAGCTCGTTTGTCGCAAACGTGTTGTCGAACGGGAATCGACCGCCGGCCGCGATCCAGCGGTCAATGCCGGACAGCAAGTACAGCAAGCCGTTCATATCGGACAGCTGCGGGGGGACACCGCCCGCCTCGGGCGGCAGGCCGGTACGCGGCGGAAAGCCGAGAGACTGCGACGCGCGGGTGTCGTCGGCGCTGGTCGTCGGAATGGTCGCCTTGGAGGCGTCGTTCTGCGCGATCGGCAGGATGGGCTTGATGGGACGGTCGGACTGCTGCATGGTCGCCTCGGTCAGGGGTTGTAGAACGGGCCTTGGTCAAAGCCAGTCACGTATTCAGGGTTCGCACCGGTGTTCATTCCAGCATAACCCAGCGGCGCGTAGGTCAGCGTCTTGTAGATGTACGTGACGGCGGTGCCTGCCGGCTGCGGGAAGATACCCGATTCGATGATGGCACGCTCGACGTTGGTCGGGAAGAAGTCGAAGGTGTACCCGATGTGCATCGGATTGTCCGGGTCGTAGCCTACGTAGGCCGGTCCGCGATCGGCAAACAGCGAGCGCATCAGTGCGTTGATCGATGGGCAGTCACAGCTGGCGATGTTGGCCGCAGCCTTGATCAGCAGCAGCTTGCGGTAGTCCTCGTCCTGCAGCGCGAAGGCCGTAGCGCCCGAGGCCTGACCGTTGAAGAACGGCGCCTGGTTAAACGGCTGCCACTGGGTGCCGGGCTGCGCGCCGATGTCGAAGCCAAAGTTGAACCCCGGCGTCTGCTGGACCTGCAGATAGCGGCCGCGGCCCAGGATTCTCCCCCAGATGTCCAGACCGAAACCGACGGCCGTGTCGATGTCCCATACGTAGGCCAGGAAGTCGGCGGTGAACTTACTCGGATCTACCCACTGGTCGAAGTCCTCCAGCAGCGCCATCAGCGTGGCGCTGTTCTGGAATTGCTTCATAACGGTCTTGGCGTAGTCGCTCATGCTACGTCGACCGTGACCACGTTCACGTCCAGCGCGACCGTCACCGGCAGCTGGTCGATACCCATCGTCAGCGCCGGACCATTGGTCGGATCGGGGTTGATACCGACGTTGATGGAGATAGGCACGATGTCGCCCAGCGCTTGAATCGCCGGGAAGTATTCGGCGGCTACGATCTGCGCGCCGAGGCGCGCACGCGGCACGATGATCGTGCCATCGGTCGTGGTGAAGCCGTTGGTGATGGCGTCGGCCACGGCATTCTGCACGTCGACTACGTAGGTGCTGGGCAGTGTGGACAGGTTGGCCACCTCCACGCGCACATAGATCGGCACCACGGCCGGCCGCACGAAGCGGATCAGGTACTGCGGGTATGGCGGGTTGTAATTGACATCGTCTTCCAGCGCGACGGTGATCAACGTGCCTTCACCAGCAGCCGTAGGCAGGCCGCAGCCGCAGTCCAGCTTGGAGTGGATCGCCTGCGCGATCTCGGTCTGATCGCCACCCGCGACGACGATGGCGATGCTGTGCGCCGGGATCGGATAGCCCGTGGTGCCGTAGAAGATATCCGCATCGCTACCGTTGTTGTAAACGTAGGTGTCGGACACCCCCGTGACGTTGGCCACAGCTGCGCGTACCGCGGCAGCGCTGCCGTTGCCGCCGATCGCCACCGAGTCGGCCCGGCGCGCCTCGAACGACTGCCGGCTCTCGGTTGCTACGCCCGGCGTGCTGGGCTGGTCATTACTGACCGTCTCCCAGCCGGGTTGCTGCTGGTAGATGCGCAGGCCGTTGATGCCGGCCGTCGGCCCAGGCCCGGCGACTACGGCGCGGAACTCGACAGAGGTGGTGCCAGTTGGGCCGAAGGTCACCGCACTGGTCGTCGCCCAGATAGAGCCGTCAGAGGCGATCGCCTGCGCCCCGGCCGGCAACGTAGCGCCAACCTGGCCGGTGACCACGGCTGTCACGGTGGCGTAAGTGGCTCCTTGTCGGGTCAGCTGGTAGATGCGCCCCAGCGCGTCCTGGAACGCGCCCGAGGAGGTCGCGGGATCCACGCCATTGATGATCTGCAGCATGCCGGCGTAGAGAAACGACAGCATGTAGGCCTGGGCCTGGGCCAGCTGACCTTGCGGCGTCGTCAGCTCGGTGTTGAGGGTCTTCCCCGATAGCGCGAAGGCGTCGACGTAGTCGCCGAATACACCGGCCAGCAGCTCCGGCTCGGTAGGGACCGAGAGGCCTGCAGCGGAGAAGGTAGGCAGCGGTACGTTCGTCGTCATGGGCGCATGGTATCAGGTTAAGGGACGGGCGCGCCGGAGGTTCCGCTGCCGGTTTGCACGCCGCCGTGGCGATGGGTCGTGAAGGCGATACCGTTGATGGTCGCCTCGGGCGCAGTGATCGGATCGGCGAAGGTCGTAGGACCGTTCACGGTCCAGGCCGGCGCGGTCAGGGTGGACGCAGCTGCTGCCGTCACGTTGACCGATCCGGTCGACACGACGTCGATCCCTCCATCCGGCTTGAACTGCACGTACTGGGTCGGGTCCGCATTCAGGAATCCACCCATGTAGAGGCCGTCGCCTGCGTCGAAGGCGCGGTTGGTCGGCGCCATTCCGTAGTCCCGGGTCTGCACGGCGCGCGTGATGTCGCGCTCGGCGAACCCGGCCATGCCGATATCACCTTCGACCGGATCAAGGATGATGGCCGATAAGCCGCCTTGGATGCGCAGGTACGGAAAGCGGTACATGGGCGCCTGCTCGACGCCGACGCCGTTGGTGGTCTGCTGCTGGACCAGGCGCTGCACGTCCACGAATCCCACCGTGCCGACCGTCGGGTAGACCTTGAGCACCTTGACCAGGTCGAGGGTATGAATCTGGCGCAGCAGGCGCTGAATCACCCATTCCTGCATGCGGCCGTTATGGAATTGCGCCTCGAACGGTGCGTCGAGCTTGGGCGTATCAGCCACGGGCGACTCCCAGGCGCGCTTTCGCCTCGGCGACGGTCACCACGTCCACAATCGACCAGCCGGTCCAGTTGCCTTCGCTGACCGCGTGCAACGCCCAGTCCATCGCGCCGGCTTCGTCCACGGCACGGAACACCTGGCTGCGCATGAAGGTGCCAGGCTTGGAGAACCGGACAACGTAGTCCACAAACTCAGGTTTCGCTGCCACTGCCGTCTCCCTTCGAGCCGTAGGACTGGGCGGCGATTTGCGTGATCCACTGTCCGCCCGGCGTGTTTGGCTGCAGCGTGTGCTGCAGGACTGCTGCGACCCACTTGGTGCGGTTGACGAAGTCGAAGGCCGTCTGGATGTCCAATGCCAGACCGGGTCGGATGCGCGGGTCGAACAGCGTGGCCAGTGTAACACCGCTGGTCGAATAGGTTGGGTAGCCGATCATGCCGCTGGACTTGTTGACCGGGATCGGATCTCCACCCAGCGGGCCGTTGACCGGACGCACAAGGAAGCGCTGCAGGTTGATGTACCAGGTCAGCTCCGGGAAGTAGTTCATCAGGTTGGCGGCCTGATCCATCGGCGTGCCGACCAGGTGTGCGCGCTGGATCTGAAGCGCCGGCACACTCTCGGCCAGCTCCACGACCAGCCCCGTCGGCCCGAGGATCTGCTCCAGCGCCGTCTGCAGGCTCACCGGTTCGTCCTGCGCGTAAGGCGCGGCAACCGTGTTCATGGCGATCATCGCCGAGTTCGCCTCGATCTCGAGCGCGACCTGCGGCGCGTTGCTGGCGTTGACCGCCGACCAGGTGATGACGCCGGCGAAGAACGGCACGAAGTTGGAGCCGTCCCACACATCGATCGTCAGCGTGTCGGTGTTGGAGGGACTGAGCACCTCCAGCCAGAGGCGGGCGATCTTGTTCATCGCCTCGAGGTTGACGCCGAAGATCGCGACCTTGGCGTTGCCAAACTGGTTACCACCCTGGCCGACGGTGATCGACATCCGGTGACCCGGATCGCTTGGCGCCTTCTCGCTCCAGCCGAAGGCGTAGGACAGCTCGCGGTCCTCGCCTTGGGCGTTTGGGCGGGTCACCTTGACGGTGACCCGGACGCGGCGCGGGACCAGCGGATTCATCGGATCACCGTGTTGTAGGGCTGGCTGCCGTCCAGGCGCTGCAGCCCACCGACAAACTCGGCCGGGTTGTTGGTCTGCACGTTGATCGTCTGAACGTTGACGGTACCCCCGGCCGCAGCGCTCGTGCCGCGATAGGCCGACTCCAGGCGCTGCGCCTCCTGGCCGCGACGGATGTCTTCACGCACGTTGCCGTGGGCTTCGTACATCTGCGAGAACATGCGGCCCTTCTCGGCCGCCGTGCCGCCGGCACGCAGCGAGCGCATCAACAGCTGACGCTCGTAGGGGTCGTTCAGGGCAAACTCGACCTGCTGGTCAACCGTACCCTGATCCGGCATCACGCCGTAGCGCGCCTTAAACGCCGCCGATCGGTCGCCGCGCCACTGGGCCAGGCCGCGCGCACCGGTGCCGCCGCCTTCGCCGTTGAAGGCGTTGGTGCGCAGGCCAGACTCGCGCTGCCAGTTGGCGACCACGGCAGCGGCTTCCTGCACGGTTAGGCCGTGCTGGGTGATCAGTTTCTGCATCAGCGATTGCGCGTCGACCGTTTGGCCAGGCGCGTCATTTTCGATGTTGCGCGGCAGGTTGTGCGGATTGAGGTTCGGCGCGTCGTTTTCGATGTTGCGCGGCAGGCGCGCACGACCCTCGGCCACGTCACGCGCGCGGTTGTCGGCGACGGTGGTGCGCCACCAGTCGCCGACCTTCTGACCGATAGCCTGACTGACGCTCTGCCCGCTGCCGGCGCCGACTACAGTGCGAACGCGGTCGCCGATGTCGTCGGCCAAGCCCTTGTTGCCCCACGGCGCTCGGGATTTGTTGAGGAACCACGTTACCCAGGACCACAGGTCCTTGAGCGCCTGGCCGGTGTCGCGGAAACGATTGGTCACCACCGACGTGATGTCGCCCAGGGTGCGCAGCGCCGAGGCCAGCTCCGGGGCGTTTTTGTCGAGCGCTTCCTGGAAACCTTGCACGCCGCCACCGGCGTCCTGCAGGTCCTTGGTGAATTCGGCGAGCTTGATCGCCCAGTCGGACAGCTTGGCGGCCCCAGCTTCGATAGCCGGCTGCAGTGCCTCAAGCAGCGTGCCGGCCACCGTGATGCTGGTCGCCTTGATCGACTCGAAGGCGTCGGCCAGTTGGTCCAGCGCCTTGCGGTTCTCCTCGGTGGCCTGGGCCAGCGACTGCGTGAAGGCCTCGCGCACGTCGCGCTCGGACTTGATCATCAGGATCAAGTCGTTGGACACGCCCTGCGCTGACAGAGTGTTTTCGTATTGCTGGCGCTGCCCGGCGGGCGCATTCTGGTAGATCCGCTGCGCTTGGGATAGCACGTCTTGTAAAGGGCGCGCAGGATCGATGTTAACGCCCATCTTGCCGAGAGCCGCCAGCGTCGGGGCGGGCATGCCTAGACCGATCTGCTGACGTTCCTTGGCTAGGTTGGCGATTGCCTCGGCGCCGGCGTTTGCATCGGCTCCCATACGGCGCGCCGTAGCACTCCACGCCTGCATCTCCTTGTTCGACAGGCCGGTACCAACCGTCTGTCGGCGCAGGGCCGTCTGGAAGCCGAGGAAGCCGCCCAGCACGCCGCCAACGGCGACGCCCAGGCCAGTGACCACGCCAACGGCTGCAGCAACTTGTACACCGAAGGCGCGCACGCCGGCCGCTACGTCCTTGAGGCGTTTCTGCTGGTCGCGATTGGTGCGGTCGGTGACCCGGGCGCGCTCCTGCTGCTTGCGGAACGTGCGGTCGGTGGTGCGCTCGACGGTCGCCTCGGCCTTGCGGTAGTTCTCCGCATCCAGGCTGAGGGTTACGATCAGCTCATCAACGACTTGTGCGGCCATGGATCAGGCTCCAGCGAGCGTGCTGCCGGACGGCGCGTTAGCGCGGGCCAGCTCGGCGACCTGCGCCGACGTGGTGGACGGGTAGACGCGGCCAAGCTCGGTGGTCGGACCTGACTCAGGGTCGACCGCGTTGTCGCCCAGCAGCGACGGCGTCTCGATCAGTGGCACTTCGGACAGCTGCAGCTCCAGGTAGAGCATGTTCTGGCCGCGGTCCTGCCGGGTCTGGAACGCCTGCCGGGTGATCGTCAGGCTCTGGAAGATGCCCTGCGGCGTGACGATGTGATAGCGCGCCGTCGGGTCGGTCTTGACCTGCTGTCGGATCGCCTCCAGCCACGTAGCGCGAGCCAGATCGGTGCCGGTCTTGACCAGCACCATGTCGACCATGTCGGGGCGCCGGACCTTGTTGTACGCGGCGAATGCGCCATCCTCGACCGGGTAGTCGGAGACCTGGTACTCGCTGAAACGCGGCACGATCTCCTGCCAGGAGTCCGGGATGGTCAGTGGCACGCCGGTATCGGCGTTGATAATCGCGTAGATCGGGCGCGGCGGGTTGAACTTGGGCAGGTTCTTGGCGATCAGCGACACCACGTTAAGCACCGCTGCCGGGAGCAGTGACGCCCCCGGCAGTTTGGTCGGCAGCTTCGGCAGTGATGGCAGCGAGAGCGCCACGGATTACAGACCCGACGTCACGTTGGCGCGAGTGAACGCCGACAGCACTTGGATCAAGGTCTTGAGTTCCTTGATGTCGTCGTCTCGCAGCGCGCGGAACATGCCCGGGTGCTGCGGGTCGGGGGCGATCTGCACGTAGCGCAGCGCGTCGTTCATCAGGCCTTTGACGGCCTGCGCGTCGCTACCGGCCAGCAGGCGTAGTGCCGAATCGGTCTGGTCAACGTCATCCTCGGGCTGCATCAGGTTGCGCAGCTCGTCCACGCCGCCGAGGCGGATCGCGCCCAGCAGACGCAGGATGAAGGTGGCCATGTCCACCGGCGGCACTTCGAGGATCTTGAAGGTCTTGCCGTTGTCGCGGCCGTGCTCGGCCGTGAAGGTGACGGAAGTGTCGAGGTCGCTCATGCGATGCGCTCCCATTCGTCACCTTCCGCATCTACGAAAGACTCCCCAACCGCCAGCGCGTCAAGCTTGTGGTATTCACGATTCGAGAGAAGGCCGTAGGCTTCCTCCAACGTGTCGGTGGTCAAGCTGGGCGCAGCGCGATCTGCGCCCCAGTAAAGCTGAAAAGTTTTGCCGCTGTCCATGGTGTGGGTTCCTAGGTTGTGGTCTGCGAGGCGCGCCAGTCGCGGACGGTTTCAACGTTGATCAGCTCGACCAGGTTGTATACGTCCTCGGTCCCCAGGACCGTCTCCAGCTCCCGATAGCTGGCGCGGCCTGAGTGTAGCACGGTGGCTAGCGGCGGCGAGCAGAACGTGACCGACAGGTCTCCAGCGCCACGCTTGATGCTTTCGGCCTGCAGGGTGACGGGGATGTCCAACTGCGGCCGAGAGACGATGAAACCTGCGTGCAAGGCAAGCGCAGCTTGCTGCAGTGCCAGCACGTTGGTCCACTGGCGCGCTGGGCGAGAGGCCTGCACGAACGGGTCCAGCAGGGCCTGGGCGCGCTCGCCAAGGCGCAGGACGGCAGGCAGGTACTCCAGCGCCAAGGCGACCACGCCGCCGTCCAGAGGGGCGTCCACAGCCGCTAGCGCGAGGCGCGCGTAGCGGTCGGCGACCAGCGCGGGCAGTTCGGTCAGGGTGATCGGGTCGGGGTTCTCTGTTCCGGGCTGGAAGGCGTCACGGCCAGGAAGCAGGAGGGTTGTCGTCTTGAGCATGTGGGCCTCTGGAATGGAAAACGGGGCGGGTAGCCCACAACTACCCGCCCCGCCACTTCACCCACCAGGCGCAGACACACCGGGCGCCTGTAGCCTGACAGGGTGATTACGACCTGTCAAGCCGTGATCGGTTTCCAGTCACTAGCCCCTGTGCCGGTATTGACGGCGATGTAAGCCCGGCGCGCAGCAGACAAATCCAAGAATACTTGCCCCAGGTAGTCTGCGTTAGCGGTTGGGGTAGCAGCGCCGCGCTGCGCAGTCACGACGGTGTCGGCGGCCACGTTAGCTCCCGCGGCGCGCTGATACACGAGAGCGGTGCCGCCGACGGTTGCTGCGGACATGCGGTACACGCAACCGGCCGGGATGTCCGCGGCGGTGGTGCGAGCACCGACAAGCAAGGGATCGGACAAAAGGATGCGATCCAGAGCGTTGCCTGTGGACACTACCGAGAGGAAATCTTTTAACGTATTGCTCGGCTGACCGATGCTGCTCGTAAGCTTGGGACCTAGACCCGCATCAATCAATCCGGACCGAGCGGAGGCAGTGTCGTCCGGATCGGCTTGGTACAGAAACCACCCGATAGTAGAAAAACCGCCGTTCTTGGTAACGAATGCCTGATTGGCAAACGAAGTCTGCAGCTGCCGCTTGGAGCCATTCAATCGGTCATTCTGCGCTTCGTAGCCAACTACATACGGGTTGGTGGTGTACGGTACGTCTTGCAGGTAGTTGCTGGTGACTCCCGTCGCTTTGCGGATCAACGCGGGCGTGCCTGTAACCTGGCCGAGGAACATCGTGCCGATACTTACGGCACGAGTGTTTGCGTTTATGTAACGCACTAGGGCGGGGTCGGTCGCAGTGGCGTTTCCGATATTCGCGCCTGTGATCTTCCCGATGCGTACCGTGTGGCACTGGTCGATGTCGAGGGCATTAACTGCACCCTCGGTATGAAGGCTGGCGATATAGGCGGACGCCAACCGACGAAGACGGGCGTTCTTGCCGCGTGTTTCGGGGTTGGTCTTGGGGTCTATCGTCTTGTCGATACCGGTGTTTTCGATATAGACGTTGTCCATCTGCAGCAAGCCGCTGAGAGACGACCCCGACAAATCGAGGTTGGTGTCGAACGCATAGCCATCCGCCACGGTGGAACCGACGATCCACAAGTGGGATACGTCGACATCGGTCCCGCCCTGCATAACGATTGCCGGGCCCAAGGTGTTCAGCATACACACGTTGCGCAACCAAGACCCGACGAAAGCCCCATAGAACTGCATAGCGATACTTTCTGCAGTCTGGTTGGCCTTGTTCCCGTCGAACAGGAGGTTCTCCACCCCCATAAAGTGCGTAGCTACCCCCGTCCCTGCGGCCAGTGGCGTGCGCAGCATCGGGCAGTTCGAGCCGGGGAGCAGGAAGAACTTGCACCCGACACCTGGCATCGTGTCAAAGGTTCCGGCACCGCGCAGGAACGTTCCGCGCTGCAAATCTATGGGTGCAGCCAGAGCCAGTCGCGCGCCTTTAGGGACGATGATCTCACCGCCGCCCAACTCCACGATAGCTTTGTTGATTGCCGTAGAAGCGTCCCATGTAGACGTGCCGGCCAAAACAGCTGCCTTTTGGGCTTGGGGGATGAAGTCCAGGACATTGCGTACTTCGGTGCGGAGCTTGGTGCGCAAATCCCAGGGGACGCTGGAAGCAGTTCCCTGGTCAAACCCGATCAGGGCCGCACCGTCCGCACCCGACAACGCTGCGGTTGCGGCCGACTGATCGTCGCGCAGCTGCTTGGTGCGCGCCGTCAGCGCCACAAGCGGTACGTTCAACGGGCCGCCAGGGCCGGCGAGCGCGCGCTGGGTTGTGAGTAGCTCCGGGACGTCGTCCCAACCGGCAGGCGGATCGATATTGCTCATGGGGTGACAACTCCGTTCATGTACTGCGACCCGTCCATGAAGTACGTACCGTCCATCAGGAACGGTACGACGGGCGGACGTGGGGAAGGGCCGATCTGGCTGCCAGTATCGACTGGGGCGAGTATCGCATTCAACAGCACGTAGCGCGAGCCGAAGTCAGACCATTCAGGGTCGGACGTGCCGCGCAGGTCTGCGAACACCAGCGTGAGGTCCGGGAATCCCAGGTAGCCTGCACGCGGCGTGATCGGCACGCGGTCGAGGCACAGCTGGCCGGCGCAGATCGGCACGCCGTTGCACACCACGTCGGCGTACAGCGCGCCTTGCATCGTGCGCAGCGTGATGCCCACGTCGCGCTCGTTGAGCACGACCGAGAAGGACTGGTTCGGCGTAACGACCAGCGGAACGGTCTGCAGGCTCACACGACCACCTCAGCCGTGTTGGCGTTGAGGTCGGAGAGGTAGATCGTGCCGCCGACCTCGCGCGTGGCGCGCGTCAGGTCCAGATCGGCCAGCGCGGTGTGGCACAGCGGCACCAGCAGCGCCTCGGACTGATAGTCGGCGCGCAGCTGAATGACCGACGGTGCGCGCCCGAGGTAGCGCGGGTAGTCGATGCCCTGGGTCGTGTCGAACCAGACCTCACCGCGCCAGGCGCGCAGGCGGGTCGCTACGTCCTGAGCGAGGCGCATGCCGGGTCCGGTCTGGACGTCCAGCGCCGTAGCGTCGCCGACGGTGCGCAGGTTGCCTTGATCGTCCAGATCAAGATCCCAGTCGGCCGTCAGGGCGAGCGTGTCGTTTGCCATGTGGGCAAGGGTACGGGTTGCAGCGCGTGGGCGCAACGCGTGTCAGGTTGTGAAGACTCGTTTAACAAGTTCTTAACAACGATGACGTACTGAGGATGCGTTTCTGACCTCTTCTGCTATTCGCAATAACGCCATAATATAGAACAACATTCAACATTTAT